GCTCTCCGTAGAGATGTCGTTGATGCCAGCGATGTCGTCGTACTCGCCGATCTGAATGTCGCACGAGTCGGTCAGCACAAAGCGATAGATCACACCTTCTGCCAACCACATGTCCTCGGGCAATCGTCCGCCTGAGTCGAGGATGATGGGGTTGGAGTTAGCCGTCGTGCCGCTATTTGACGTGTAAGTCGTTTGCGGTGTGGTGGTGCCAGCGGCGTAGGTATAAATCTTTCCGCCTGACAGCACAGAGCCGTCATCGGTAAAGAACTGCGCCCCGGCTCCTGCAAAGGCTGAAAGATAAACGGTCATAGAGATACCTGCGTCATAGTAAGGATGACTGACGGAATACCGGGATGAACTGCGGTAGCGGCTTCCGCCAAAATTTGAACAGATGTGTCGTCGGTTGCCCACATCAACTGGAGATAGTCTCCGTTTGACATCGGCACAAATATGTTCGCTGCCACAAAGACTTCAGCGTTGTTGCCTTGGATGCGAACTTGCGATCCAGTGTAGGGCACATCAACGCCATTGACCCTGACCCATACCCAGAACAGCCCCACGCCACCCGAGGTCTTGTCCAACTGCAATGAGAACTGCATGTTGTAGACAGTGGGCCGAGTGACTTTAATGTGCGAAGACGCGGCGGGGTCTATGTACACGCCATACCGATTTGACGTGTTGTTAAACGTCATCGCATACGGCGTATTAGCAACTGCCGCCGTCTGAGTCGTTGTTGAATAGAACGCGCCATAGTTAACCGGGTTTGGTTCGTATCGAGCCGTGCCTTTTTGTAGATCGTCCAGTTGCCCCTTAACAACGGCCAACTCGTCCTCGGTGTTCGAGGACAAGGCTGGCGCTAACTCGAGGTCAGCAATAGTCGTTGACGTCGTACCGCCGCCGGTTAACTGATATTGGTTGTTAAGGAACCGAAACCACTCACGCGAAATAAGGCCGGTGCGTTCGTCCAAAAACGGTACGCGCGGGGCAGGGATTTGCGTGATGTTCTGCGTCACGACGCCGTACCGCTGATCTGCAACTCGGCGCCCATGATGGCGACCTTGACCGGATCGGTGCCGCTGATTTCGTACACGCGGTCACGCAATTTAACGGTCATACCAAGACGACGGAAGATGGCGCGGGTGCCGTATTGACCGACGCGGCCCATCGACGTTTGACGTTCGCCGTTCCAAGTGTGGCCGCCGTCATCAGACCATCGCAGCATCAACTGCGGGTTAGCGCCAACGACAGGTGTTGTCTCGATCGCAAGGCTCAAACCATCGTCTTGCACAACGCCCAAAATGTTGTTGCAAGTTTGGGTTTCAATATCTTGCGGGACGTTGGTGCCGAGGTTGGCGTTAAGCGACGGCGCACCAGTCTCCGTGTTAATGATGACTTGCGTTTCGGTCGTAATCTCTGTGGCCGGGTCAAACGCGTCCACGCCCGGCAAGCCAACGCCTGTTTCGCAGTCGATCTGCAATGTGTGCTGCGCGGTGCGCGTCAGGTTGTTAGCGCCTGTCGGCAACGCGCGCCAACGGCGCAGCCACTTTTGGACGTGCCCGTCATCCGAGTACACATCCAGACTAAACGCGTAGAGCTTGTTGTTCTGGTAATCGCCAAGAACGGGTTTTCCATTAAACCGCGCATGGCAGTTACCCCGGTGGCGCTTAAAATCACCGTTACGGAACCCGGCGCGTTCGTGCCATGCGCCCGTAGCCGCATCAAACACCCATGTCGTATCCGCGTCGGTAAAATTCAGCACGTAGAACGTGTGGCCGTCTTGCTGGTAGGTGTACCCCACAGCATCAGCCAAATTGCTGTACCCCTGGATGGCAAATTCGACGGCGTGTGTCGAGATACGAACCCCCGTGTAGCCCTCCGCGCGGTACACGATACCTTGACCGCGCGGATCTGCGCCGAGCCAAAAAACGGAGTTATCCATCTTGGCGACTGAGTACGGCGCAATACAGCCGATTTCGTTAAACGCGCCTTGGATGCGCGTCAATGGAAAGAGCGGGTCGCCCGAGTTGTACCAAACTTCAACGGAGTTCTCGCCAAACAACCACGCTTCGCGGTGGTCAATGATGAGCGACACCAAGCCGTCCGGTGAGCCTTCGGCGCTGGCGAAATCCAACGGGTCGATCGACAAACCGTCGAGCAACTGCGTCACCCAGACGCGCTGCGAGTTGGGCTCATTGAACACGAAGTAGCCGTCGAGATAGCCGACTGTTACTGCGCCGGGGAAATCCGGGTCAGTGATCTGTTGGAACTCATCCGTGGCAGTGTTGTAGATGTAGCCGTCAGGGTTTGCAGCAATAAAAATCTGCGTACCGTTGTCGGCCATCGACACGGGGCCGGTGCCCGACACTAAACCCACATACGCAGAGCCTGCTTCTAAAAGAATGGTGCTACCGTCCTCTAACAGAACGAAACCACCGTCTTCCATCGACAGTTCATTGCTACCCGCAAAGTTGTAGTTAGCGTCGAGTTTGTAGAACTCGTTGCCCGAAACAACGTACAGGTAGCCAGCGTGTTCCCACAGCCCGCGAATCGGGCCGGTGCCAACTTCTTTTTTCAGCACTAACCCCGGACAGCGCTGTAAATACGCCGGTTCTTTGCCGCCCTCGGCAATGACTTCGGGGTAAAGATTGACCATCCGGTTGTCGGCAGCATTGACCGACCGGATTACATACGACGACCCGAGGATCGGCGTCTTCATTAGAAGTTGCCCGTAAAGATGTTAAAGCGCGGGCGGTTGACGAGCAGCGCCGCAGGCATTGCCATCACGTCATCCGGGTTATTGATGCGCTTCAGGTTGCGCTTGCTGTACATGGCGATGCGTTGGACTTGCGGCGACGGCTCTACACCAAACTCCGGTGCGAGCTCGCAAGCCAAGTTGTAGCGAAACGCGCGCAAATAGCCCGGCGGAAACGTCAGATCGGTATCAAGCGCCGCCGGCGTCGTCAATGGGCGCACCGACACAAAGTGGAACTCCAGCACGCGAGTCGGCACTGGATAGACGTAAATCTCCACGTTGGGGTAGGTCATGTTGACCCACAGCAACTGCGGATACGTGGACGTTACGGTCTTAACGGCAATATTGTTGTACTGCTCGTTATTGATCAGTTTGATGCCATACGACACGTTAGTCGAGGCGTCACGGAAATAAGTAGCGTCGTCCATCAGGATAGGACGCTCGGCGACAAACACGCCGGTCGGGCCCATCGTGATCGTGCGGACGTTAGGGAGCCAGTTGTATATCTGGTCGATGGTGGAAAACACGGACAAACGCTCCGTGTTCCACGAATCAATCATTTGGTTCAGCGCCGTAAGAGCATCTTGCGAAGTGGCAGCTGAAGGCACTTCACCTTCCGCCAACATTCCGATCAGACGCAGCGCACCGTTGATCTGATCTGCAGCGGTGGTGGCCATTAACTACTCCTTACGGCGGCGGCGCGTTCTCAACGCGTTAGGGGCAGAAGTCTCCGACGCCGCCATTTCTGACGACGCCGGAGATTCTGAATCATCACAATCGGATGGGTCAAATTCTTCCCATCCATGCTCCATATCTTCCCTCGCTTCCAGCCAGGAAATCGCAACCTTTTCCCCGTGCTTGGGGTGGCGAAGATAGATATTCGGCATATTACGACGCGAGCAACGGCAGGCTATACCACTGAGTGGCACTGTACGCGACCAACATTGTCGCGGTGTTAGACGCGATGTTGTAGGAAGCGTTGGCGGACAATCCGTTGATGATTGCGCCCGAAGCCGGGTAAATCTTCAAGATAGCGGCAGCGCCGTTCTTGACGATTACAACCTGACCCGGATCAGCCACCGGCAGGATTACGCCTTTCGTACCGTCAGCGCCCGTAACCAGCGTAAACGCCGGGCCAAGCGCCGTTGCGTCGGTCTGGGCAGAGCCAGTCGCCGCGACGGTCGAAACACCCAAGAAAAGACTGCTCAACTGCGGGTCTGCGTAGGCAACACCAACTGCCTGTGTATTAGGCATATCAATACCCCTTTAGGTTATGCCCCCGGCGGGTTTCCCCGCCGAGGGCGTTGCCATTACGAAACGCGGTAGACGGTCCAAGTGCCGGAGCCGGTTTTGCGGCAACGGAAGTGGCCTGCCGTACCGGCAGAAACCGCACCCGCACCCACCAGCGTCCAGCCCGTGCCAACGGCGACCGTGATTGCGTCCGCGCCACCGTCGATGTTGGTGACGAAGAAGTCAAACGCCGAGTCGTTCTTCTCGCCGATTGACGGAAAGGCAGCCTCAAGGAGAGCCACCGTAGGCAGCGTCAAGTTGCCAGCCGTACCGTCAAACGTGAAAAGG